TTTTATGCGCATAAATAAGTTGATATAGAGGATAGACTATGAGTTTAACAGACAACAAAAACTTTTTACAGCCTACTGGATTCTGTGTTATCATAGAGCGTTCTTTTGGTAATCTAAAATTTTTTGCGCATACAGTATCGCATCCAGGCGCAACAGGGACTGCTGCAGAGATGGCAGTGCCCCGTGTTCAGCGATTGCCCCTACCGCCAGATACCATCAACTATGGCGAACTAACAATCAGCCTCATCTTAGACGAAGACCTTACATGTTATAAAGAAGTCCTAGACTGGATGGAAGGTATCACATATGGAACAAGAGAGACAACGTATCACGATATCCAAGTGATCATTCTCACGAGTCATAATAACTCTAATGTAACTATCAAATATAAAAACTGCATCCCCACGCAAGTGGGCAATATTGAATTGACCTCTACTGTGGGCGATGTTACATACTTAAACTTTGACGCCACATTCAGGTTTACTGAATACGAAATTATTTAAGGAGAATTATTATGGCGCAATATAGTGTAAGCAGAGGAAGGCACTTAAATAAACGAAACGATATCCACGAAGTGATGATGGTTGCTGATAAAGACGGCAACATTCTAAACACCGCAGGCGCAGCAAGTAACATCCCAATCGCTGCCGGAGACGTTTCTGGTTATAGTCACATCAATAAGTTTGGTGCGACAGACGGTGATGTAACAGAAGGTACCGTATGGGACTGTAACGACGGCAGTGTTGCATATCCATACCCAGACGCTGGTTTGGTTTCTATTGCATCTCTAACAGAAGTTGGAGAGACTGTAATAGTCGATGGGCTAGATGCAGACTACAACCTACAAAGTGAGACCATCGCGATTGGTAGCACAGGCACCTTGACGTTCTCTCGTGTGTTCCGTGCTAAAATGTCGACGATTACAAACGCAAGTGACATCACTATCAACCAAGGCGGAGACCTTGCAGCAAAGATCCTGCCTGGACTAGGGCAGACGTTGATGGCAACATATACGGTTCCTGCCGGAAAGACTGGTTACATCTTGGGAATCCATTTGGGTTCTGATAAGGCGTCTGTCAATTCGCGTATGGTATACCGTTTGTTCTGTCGTGAGATTCTAAACGGCGGTGTGTTCCGAATCAAGGCAAATTTAAATGCCGCTGGTGGTCAGAGTCTAGATATTGAGTATCCAGTTCCTTTAGTTGTCCCTGAAAAACATGACATTAAGATTGATGTTATCGCTGGTCAGGCAACACAAGTATCTGCTACATTCGATATTATTCTGGTAGACAACGACTAATATGTCTCTACAAAAATATGAGATCAAGAATCGCAGGGTTCTTGATCTTCTTGAGAAGTTTAGGTATACTTACCGCGAAGTCTATTGCCCCGAAGAGACAAACATTTCTTTATCTCCCGATCAAAAAGATATGGCAGATCACTACACTAGTGACGAAGAGATGAACCGAATCGTCGCAATGGGCGAAGGTCATGACGGCGCAGCTTCTAACGCATATTCGTTTGCCCTAAAACCAGAGTTTTATAAAGGCGAAGATGCGTTAACATACAAAAGGGTTTGGTCTTCACTCGACGAAGAGATGAAGACAGAACTCGGACTAAGGCATAGTGCGCTATCACAACTCTACCCACCGAAAGGATTTATAGGTTGGCATAATAATGCGAACGCAGCTGCACACAATTTGATTTTTACTTGGTCGGAGACCGGAGACGGTTGGTTCAAGTATGTCGATCCTAAGACGTCCGAAGTGATCACAATACAGGATGAAAAGGGTTGGAATTTAAAGGCAGGATACTTTGGCGCATATGGATCAGGTGATGTGGTTTACCACGCGGCCCGCACCGATTGTTATCGCATGACGTTGAGTTACGTGATGGCGCATGATGAAAATTATTGGAAAGATTGTGTTGATTACGTCACTCAAATGTGATATAATATACCTTTGCCAATATAACTATAGGATTATATGATGACTTTAAATTTAGAAGGCATTCACAAAGAATGGCGTGAAGACTCTACGATACCTGTCCACCAGCTGGATGAGACTTCGCGACAAACACCTCTTTTGCACTCTAAGTACCGTGAATATTTAGATGTAACGAAACAATCGTTGCGTCGAGCAGAGAACTCTCAGAAGATCCTGCTGAAAGAAAAATGGTTGTACTACAACGGAAAGATGGATCAGAAAGAGATCATGGAAAGGGGGTGGGAACCCGATCCATTCAATGGACTCAAGATCCTCAAGGGCGAGATGGATTACTACTACGAGTCTGACCCAGAGATTCAGAAGTCTGAAGACCGAATAGTCGCACTTAAAACTCAGATAGATACTCTAGAAGATATACTAAACGTTCTTCGTTGGAGACATTCAACCATAAAGAACATGATTGATTATAGAAAGTTTGAGTCTGGTGGATAATAAAATACGCATATGCATGAAGGATCACTCCCACTTTATGGTGGAAGCACATCCTGCTCAAGAGAATGAGTTAAGAGAGTACTTCTCGTTTTTCGTTCCTGGGTATAAATTCATGCCTGCATATAAAAGAAAGGTGTGGGACGGCAGAGTAAAACTTTACAACACCGTAAGCAAACAGATGAATGTAGGTCTCTATTCGCACCTACGTCGGTTTTGCGCAGAAAGATTCTACCCGCTAGAAATACTCGAACACGAAACTTATGGTATCCCTTCGTTCAAGGATGACATCGACCACCCTGCTTTGGTAGAGTTTTTATCTTTACTTGACGCGCCTTACAAACCAAGAGACTACCAGTACAAAGCAATTGCTCATGGGGTAGAGAACCTCAGATGTATACTCCTCAGTCCTACTGGTAGCGGCAAATCATTTATCATCTATAATCTACTACGGTACTGCTACGAAGTAACTGATGGTAAAATTCTCATTATTGTACCGACCACATCTCTGGTCGAGCAGATGTACAAAGACTTCGAAGATTACGGGTATGATGTAAATGAGTTCTGTCACCGAATCTATTCCGGTAAAGAAAAGGTTACGGACAAACGCGTCATTATATCCACGTGGCAGTCTATCTATAAATTCGGTAAAGAATGGTTCGAGCAATTCGATACTGTCTTTGGTGACGAAGTACACCTATTCAAAGCGAAGTCCCTTACTACCATGATGGACAAATGCGTTAATGCCAAATACAGGTTTGGTCTTACAGGTACTCTTGACGGCACCGAAACCAATAAACTTGTCTTAGAAGGTTTATTCGGTCCAACGTTTACTGTCACACGCACAGTAGAACTTCAAGAATCTAAGCAACTTGCTGACTTAGATATCTCGGTATTATTACTCAGATACCACAGTGATATATGTAACATGATGCGAGACAAAAAATATCAAGATGAACTTGATTATATTGTCACCTATGAACCTCGTAATAAATTTATAAGCAAGCTTGCTTTAGATCAAAAGGGCAATACCCTAGTAATGTTTCAGTTCGTGGAGAAACACGGAAAGGTATTGTATGAAATGATTAAGGGTATGTCAGACCCAAACAGAAAAATATTCTATGTTTCTGGCGAAGTAGACGCTCATGATCGTGAACAAATACGAGGTATAGTAGAAAAAGAAAATGATGCAATTATCGTTGCTTCTCTTGGTACTTTTAGTACTGGTATTAATATCCGCAATCTCCATAATGTTGTATTTGCGACTCCGTCCAAATCACAAGTTAAAGTTCTCCAATCAGTTGGTCGTGGCCTTCGTCAGTCTGATGATGGTCGGACTACTCGACTTTTTGATATTGCTGATGATCTTCATGTCAAGTCTCATAAGAACTTTACACTGAAACATAGCGCTGAAAGAATTAAGATATATACTAAAGAAGGGTTTAAATATAAAGTTTACCCTATAAACCTAAAACCAATAAAGTCAGAAAGGGACGAAGATGAATTCTTCTATTAAGCATTTAAAATTGATTACCGGAGAGGAGCTTATCTGTAATCTTCTAGATGAATCTCCTGATCACTTAGTTGTAAATAATGCGCTAAGTTTAATGGAGAAAACTTTAGATAATGGTACTAAGTTCTATGCATTTAAAACTTATATGGTATATCAAGACACTCCACAAAACGTCATCATGGTCTTCACAGATAAGATCGTTTCTCTTGCACTACCTACTCAAGACATGATCGTTCAGTATGGTAGCGCGATTAAAGAAATGGAATCGTTTGTTGAGAAATCAGAATTAATAGATGACTTTGAAAATGACCCTCTTTCGTTAGATGACTTCTTACGAGATATGGAAAGTGGATATTCAGAAATAGATTCTGATACTGACGGAATGACCATAAATTAGGAGTATACTATTCTCCCCTTTCGGTTAAAGGAATTATATACTATAAACCGAATTCCGTCAAGCTTATTGACAAACAGTGTAAAATTTAGTATAATGTGTTCTATTAAATTGAGTGGTATATTTTATGAAACCCAAAGAAAAACCCCATTACGTAAGTAATAAAGATTTCTCAACCGCAGTAGTAGAGTACTGCACCAAGGCTCAAAAATCAAAATCAGAAGGCAACCCATTGCCAGTTGTTCCTGATTATATTGCCACTTGTTTCCTAAAGATCGCCGAAGGTCTTTCACACAAAGCAAATTTTGTTCGTTACACTTATCGTGAAGAGATGGTAATGGATGCGGTAGAGAACTGTTTGAAAGCGATCGAGAATTATAATATAGAAGCTGCGACCCGATCGGGTAAACCAAACGCATTTGCTTACTTCACGCAGATATCTTGGTATGCGTTCCTCCGGCGCATCCAGAAAGAGAAGAAACAGCAAGATATTAAATTGAAGTTTATATCAGAAGCAGATGTGAGTGAGTTTTTAGATGAAGAAGGATATGGTTCTGTATTATCTCAACCATCACCTTTCGTCGACACTCTTCGTATGCGTATTGATGCGGTAAAGTCTGCAGATGATGAGTTTAAAGAGTACAGAAAAGAATCAAAGAAAAGAAAACGCAGAGCGGTAAACGTTGATTCTGACCTATCAGATTACCTAGAATAGCTTGACAAAACAGCATAACTGTAGTACAATTACCGGTATAAGTTGAGTTGAGCACATATGAAAATAGCAATATTAAATGACACTCATTGCGGGTGTCGTAATTCTTCTGACATCTTTATGCAGTATCAAGAACGTTTCTATGGTGAGGTGTTCTTTCCCTATTTAAGAGAGAACGGTATCACTCAGATTCTACATCTGGGCGATTACTATGATAATCGCAAAACTATAAACCTAAAAGCGTTGAATCACAACCGGCAGATATTCTTGGATAAACTCCGTGAATATAATATCCACATGGACATCATTCCAGGAAACCACGACGTTTATTTTAAAAACACCATAGAACTTAATTCACTCAAAGAGCTGATGGGTCACTATATCAACGAGGTCGATATCCTTATGGACCCCGTCGTTCGTGAGTATGGTTCTGTCAAGTTTGGTCTAGTCCCTTGGATTTGCCCAGAGAATGAGAAAGAGGTTTTGTCTTTCATTGATAACTGCGGTGCTGATGTTCTTGCAGGTCACTTTGAACTCGCAGGGTTTGAGATGGATAAGGGTATCGTCTGTAAAGACGGTATGGACGCTAAACCTTTGCAGAGGTTCGAGACAGTATTGTCTGGCCACTTTCACACTAAGTCCACGCAGGGTAATATCTTTTATCTTGGGGCACAGATGGAGTTCTTCTGGAACGATGCACACGACCCAAAGTACTTCCATGTTTATGACACAGAAACAAGGGAGTTGACTCCAGTACAAAATTGCGTTACAATCTTCCATAAGATTTACTACGATGAGAATGAGATAAATCAGTTCGAAGACCTTTCTTATCTCGATAAGAAGTTTGTCAAATTGATCGTGGTGAATCGTTCCGACATTAAAAAGTTCGAGCGGTATGTGGAGCGTATTCAGCAACAAAAAATATATGAACTGAAGATCGCAGAAGACTTTAAAGAGTTTCGTGGTGAGAATGTAAACGACGCAGAGATTAGTGTCGATGATACAGAAACGTTAATATACAACTATATTCAAGAAGTAGAGACTGATCTTGATAAAGATAAGATTAAAGGTCTGGTGTCTGGGCTTATGATTGAAGCACAAAGTGTAGAGATTGCATGATTAGATTTGAAAAACTCCGTTGGAAGAACTTCCTTTCGACGGGAAACTATTTTAATGAACTTAATTTCCTAGAGACGCCGACTAATCTAGTTGTCGGCGAGAATGGTGCAGGTAAGTCTACAATGCTAGATGCGTTGTCTTTTGCATTATTCGGTAAGGCACATAGAAATATCAACAAACCACAACTTGTTAACACCATTAACAACAAAGACTGTATGTGTGAAGTAGAGTTCACAGTTAATGGTGTCAATTACAAAATCGTGCGTGGTCTGAAACCTGCCAAGTTTGAGATCTGGAAAGATGGTACCATGATCAACCAGAGCTCCCACGCACGTGAATACCAAGAGATTCTTGAGAAGAACGTCTTACAGATGTCTCACAAGAGTTTTCACCAAATTGTTGTTCTCGGCTCGTCGTCCTTTGTCCCGTTCATGCAACTCAACTCAACCTCTCGGCGTGACGTGATAGAAGACCTTCTTGATATTAACATATTTTCCAAAATGAATATGATACTCAAGGAGAAAATCTCTCTCCTCAAAGGCGAGCTGGAGAACAACAACCATTCAATAGATGTTGTTAAAACTAAGATCAATGCGCAGAAAAAGTATATTCGTGATCTGAGTGCGATCAATACCGCACACCGCAAAGAGAAAGAATCTGAAATCGAAGGACTGAATGCAGATATCGCAATCTTAAATGAGGCAAACGCAGAACTCTCAGAAGAGGTTAACAATTCTCTCCCTTCTGTCCAAACCGAGTTGGGTAAGTTCCGCGAAAACAAACAGAAATTAGAAAAGTATCGTACGCAGTTTGATACTCAGGTTAAGTCTGTCGTTAAGGAAGCGAAGTTTTTCGACGAGCACGACAACTGCCCTACGTGTGACCAAGACATTGGTGACGACCTACGCGACAGCAAAAAGTCTGCTGCGAATGAACGCGCTCGTGAACTCCAAAAGTTAATGTCTCAGGCAGACAAACAACTGCAAGAATATAATGAAACGATTGAAACTCTAGAAGTCGAAATGTCTGACCTTATGCATAAGCAGAACCTTATGAATAATAATATGCAAATGATTTCTAGACTGAATCAGAACGTTCAGAAGATTCAATCAGATTTATTGAAGATGTCCGAGAACACTGGTGACATGGCACAGGCAAATAAAGAACTAAATGTTTTGGACGAAGAACTACACAACCTCACTGACAAAAAATACTCGTTCAATGAACTGTCTTCATACAATCGTGTCGCTTCTGAGTTGCTTAAAGACTCTGGGATTAAGACCAAGATCATCAAACAGTACATTCCTGTGATTAATGAGTTGACCAATCAGTACTTACAGACGTTAGACTTCTTTGTCCACTTTGAACTAGACGAAAGTTTCAAAGAAACAATTCGGTCGCGATACCGTGACACGTTCTCTTACGACTCTTTCTCTGAGGGTGAGAAACAGCGTATCGACTTATCTCTATTATTTACTTGGCGACACATTGCCAAGATGAAGAATTCCGTATCGACTAATCTGTTGATACTGGATGAAACGTTCGACTCTTCGTTGGACGGTGAAGGTGTGGATAACCTTATGAAGATTATCGACACATTGAAGGAAGACACTAATGTGTTTGTAATCTCCCACAAGACTGAACTTGAGGATGCCCACTTCGAACGTAAGTTATCATTCATCAAAGACAAAAACTTCAGCCGTATGAGGGAAATTACTTGACGGCCGTTAATTTTTATTATATAATGTGCAACATACTAACTGAGGAATCATTAAATGGAACTATCTAGTCGCACGGTCGAGATCTTGCGTAACTTCTCGACTATTAACCCGAACATTGTAGTCAATGGCGGTAACGTCTTGAAGACTATGTCTATCGCAAAGAACATTGTATCTCGCGCTGAGGTCGATGAAAATTTCCCTAACACCTTTGGCATTTATAATCTGTCAGAATTTTTATCAGTGTTGTCTCTAGTTGATAACCCTTCTATCGAATTTGATGATAATTACTGTACAGTCTCAGACGGTAGCGGGTTGTCTTCGGTAAAGTACTTTTACTCTGACCCAGAGATGTTAGCTGCACCTAAGAAAGATATCATCATGCCTGAGTGTGAAGTGAAGTTTGTGTTGACAAACGAAACGCTATCTAAAATCAAGAAGGCATCTTCTGCCCTTGATTACGACACTATCTCTATTCGACCTTCTGGTAGCGGTAGCATAGAGATTCGAGTGATTGACATTGATAACTCTACGTCTAACTCATACTCAATATTGGTTGAAGGTGAATTCCCTGAAGAGACAGACTTTAATTTTGTCATGGGAGTGGCAAACATGAAGCTTCTTGGTGAAGACTATCATGTCTCGGTATCAACAAAGTTGATTTCGCACTTTCGGTCTATTACATCAAACACGCAATACTTTATTGCACTAGAAAAATCTTCTACTTACGGAGCATAAAATGTCTGAAGAAATTATGTCACAAGAACAAGCAACATTCAACGATTTGTCTAACCGCGTAGCAAGGTCTTGCGTTGCGGTCGTGGACACTGTAGTCACTCGCGGTGGATTTAAAGGCGAAGAATTAACGACTATTGGTCAGTTGCGAGACCAAGCGATCCAAATAGTTTCCCTATACGAATCGCTTGCCAAAGCACACGCTGAGTCAGCCGCAGCAGCCGCAGAAGAGTCTGAGTAACTTCTTCCGACTCCTTGGGTTTCTTGTATCTATGAATGAGACCCTCTATATTATTATTTTATGCCCAAGGAGTTTTTTTTATGAAATTCTATGATCCCCTAATTGCAAAAGAAACATCTGTTCACGTTGCGTTGGGGACTGTCATCAACTATCCTTTAAACATCTTCTATACTTGGTTAGCAATAACAAAGTGGGGCGTAACCGATCCTTTGATATTGTCCACTATTCTAACTGTAGGTATTTCGTTTGTAGCGTTCACACGCATATACATAGTTCGTAGTCTCACAGAAAGGCGCAAGGCCCAGAGATTATAAATAACGATAATATTGCCCTTGTAACTCAGTAGGTAGAGTAGCTCACTTGTAATGAGAATGTCGGCGGTTCGATTCCGTCCAAGGGCTCCACTTTTGGAGAAGTTGTGAATATTACTACAAAAATCTCAGATATGTTTGCAAGATCTATGACTTCGTTTTTTAGGTTCTTTGCGGACACATTTTTTAGAAAGAACTATGGTAAACGTGCTCTTATTTTAGAGACTGTGGCTGGCGTTCCTGGCATGGTGGGCGGTATGCTTACCCACTTATACAGTCTACGTCGACTGCAGAAAGGCAACGGCACTAAGATTCAAGAGTTGCTAGATGAAGCGACCAATGAACGCAAACATCTAATGTTCTTCATGGAGATTGTTCACCCTTCTATACTAGAGAGAGTTCTGATTATTCTAGTACAGTTTGTCTTCTGGCATTATTACCTAGTGATGTATATGTTATTTCCCCGCACTGCACACCGTATGACTGGATACTTTGAGGAAGAGGCCGTACATAGCTACACTAGTTATCTGGCATTAATAGAAGCGGGGGAGATTGAAGATGTACCTGCCCCACAGATGGCCATAGACTACTACACAGAACTACAAGAGGGCGCAACGCTCTCTGATATGATTGTGTGTGTTCGTCGTGATGAGATGCACCACGCAAAAATTAATCACGGATACGCAGATCAACAGTCTTGATAGACTAAATAAGTCGTTAGATCCTATTTACTTGAGAGGAGTATTGTAGTATAATACTCGAATTGATTTACATTTATATTATGAGGTATGCATGAGTAATGAGTTTTTATGGGTTGAAAAGTATCGTCCAAGTCGTGTATCAGAAACCATCCTACCGGATGATCTGAAACAGACATTCCAAAACATCGTAGATGGTGGTGAGCTGCCTAATATGATGTTCGCAGGCACTGCGGGTACGGGTAAGACT